GGCAGGAAACCTGCCACCGCCTTGTCCAGGAGGAGGATGACCGCTGGATTCATCTTTTCCTCGACCAGGTGGGCAACCTTGGTAAGTCTATCTTCCTTGAGTTCCTGGAGTATCAGGGTCTCGCATTCGAGATGCCCCCTCTCCGCCATATGGAAGACATCATGGAGTTTGCTCACTCGTTTCCGGCCCAGAGGGCTTATATCATCGATATGCCCCGCGGAATGAAGAAGGACAAACTTGCTGACTTCTACGCTGGACTGGAGTCTATCAAGAACGGTGTCACCTATGACAAGCGTTACGTCGGGAAGAAGCGCCGCATGGATCGCCCCCAGATCATGGTTTTCACCAACACCCTTCCCGCCTTCGAGTTCATGTCTCTCGACCGCTGGCGTATTCACGTCTTACAGGCTGATAAGACTGTCAAGGAAATAACGGTCGAAGAGGCCATTCTCATGGGTTAATCCTGAAAATCCTGAAAATCCTGATCTCCAATAAAAAGAAAAGACCGAGGGTATTGTTACAGGGGCTTGCCCCCGCCCCGAGGTACTTTTCGCTCGATGGTCAAAATTTTTTTTGCAACCGTATATGGTAACATGAAAGGAGCGGTCGACTGGCCACTCTTCGACTTCATCGACCCAACTTTCCGAATGCCAGGCTATGGACGCCGAACTCGCAAGACTGCTTATCGAGGCCGTCGCACTCGCCGCGGTGGTTACACTGCTCGCCGTACTGCGGCAATGCCTGCCAAATACCGTAAGGCTCTCAGTACTATCGTCGATAAGAGAATTCACAGAAATATCGAGACGAAGTATGCAGCGCAAGACCAACGCCCAACCACCATCCCCGCCGTTATCGGAGATATTCAGGCCCTCAACTTGATGAGGGTTATCCCCCCGATTGCACTTGGTGTCAATAGTAACGCCCGTGTCGGGCGTAAGATCGCCCCCCGGTGGTTGGAGATTAAGGGTTGGGTGCAACACGACATGGCTGCCGTCGAGGCAGACTATGATCGCGTATGTGTTAGGCTCGCGGTAGTGACGCCCAAGCAGTACCCGTTGCACCCAGACGCCGTTCAGCAGATCTCCAGCGCACCTGGAGTCAACTGGACTAACCAACTAATGGATTACGGTAACGTTGTTTCAGAATTTAACGGAACTCTCTCCGCCTTACAGGCGCCCTTTAATAAGGGCGTTGTTAGGGTACACGGCCAGCGTTACCTAACGCTTACCCGCCCGCGGTTCTACGACGCGGCCCTGGTAGGAAGCGACAGTTTCCGATATTCCGGAAATTCGGTACGCTTCTTTAAAATGAGGATTCGTTGCCCTAAAAACCTTATTTACCGGAGTATTACCGGTAATGACCTTTATCCAATGAATTTCGATCCTACCTTTGTGTGTGGATACACACTACTTAACGGGGCGACGCCCGGTTCCCCGGGGCCCACCGCCCCGAAACAGGTGACGGTTTCATATACCGCCAGGTTTAGGTATGAGGACGCGTAGCG